CCAATTAATACCTAAAAAATTCTTCATCTTCCCACTCCTTATTCAAAATAAAAAGCCGACCTAAAAAGGTCAGCTTGTGGTGTTATTCTTTAATTATGTCTTGATACTCTTGCCCAGTTAATTCTTTAAACTCTTCTTCTGTTACGAACCCTCGTTTTACGAATAAAGCAAACTGTTCTTCATTATATAAGCCCATTTTATAATATCTAATACCTATGTTACGCATTAATATCACTCTCCAAAACTTGTAATGTTAAATTCGCCATATCATTTTGTAGGTTTACTACTGTATTTTGCGTTTCCATTAATTGTAACGTTAAGTCTGCTATTAAAACATCTTTGTCATCAGGTACTTCTTCTACTTCAAATTTAGGTTGTTGTTCTAACCACTCTTCATATGATGTTCCTATCCATTTTTTTCCATCAAAATGGATAGGTGCATAAAGCCCATCCGGTGGAGCAATGTCAGTCCATTGTTCCTTAGGATAATTCAATTCTCCATCTTTATTTTCCACAACTAAAAACGGTGTTCCATCATAAAAATAAATTTGTTTTATTTTCATACTATATACTCTCCTATAATGTTATTGTTCCTTCTATATAATAAACTCTATTAGGGTCTGATTCACTATTAGGTTCTAACCTTATTTTTAAACCTTCATCCGTTGTTATAGTTATGTTATACATAGTCATTGTATTCATATAGGAATTTATACTAGCCTTTGTGTACTCTGAATAACTATCCATTTTTTGTAAAATGTTTTTCGGTATTTTTGCAACTGTCATTGTTTTTGCAGTAATATTCGTTACTGCACCTTTAAAAAATAGTAGGTTAGTATCGTTTATAGAAACTAATCTATATTTTGGTTGATTTGCACTTCCAGCTTGCATTACTCCATTGATTAATGGAAGAGGGAGCCAGTCTGTGTCTATATAAGAAAGAGTTGTTCCATCTTTACCCGGTGGCCCTTGTTCACCTTGTAAACCTTTTTCTCCAGTATCACCTTTAGGACCCATAGGACCTGCTGGACCTGCTGGACCCATTTCACCATTAACTCCATCTGCACCTTTATCGCCTTTTGGCCCTTGTGGACCAGTATCGCCTTTGTCACCTTTAGGCCCTCTAAAACGTTCAATGTCTTTTAAAAGAATTCGTTCAACAATATCATCTAGCATATCAACATGAACTTCTTTGCCGATCGCTTTTGTGATACCACTATCGTTTACTTTGAAATAGAAATCTGCCACATGTGAACTATCATTAGTCGAATTGCTACTATCAATTAAGAATAATTTTGCTTGTACACGTCCTATGTGCTTTGTTACATAGTCAGATACGTTGTAACGTACATGACCTTCTTCTGCTTTCACTACTTCTAATTCCTCATTAGTAAAAATAGAGCCATCTTCAGCAATTAGATGCAATACTGGTTTGAATGTCGTTTGATTTAGATTTACTGGAATAAATTCTTTTTCTTCGCTAAAGATATTACGTTTTTTAATATGAATATCTAATACAGAAGTAGAGTTATCCATTGTGTAAAGATTGACATTAATATTACCTAAATCAATACCTCGCTCATCTATACGAGCAGTTACTTCACCTTGCTTGAATGTTTCCATTTAAGCACCTCTTTTAAATAAATTTAGGACCACACGCTGTCAGCATGTAGTCCTATGTTTGTTTGTATCGGTCACGTATAAAGTGTTCACCTTTTAAACCGATTTCATCATATAAACTTTTGATTGTATTCGCTTGATGTTGCGCCCAACGTACATCAGTAGCATATTGATGATTGCCGGGACTTTGTGGGTTCCAACGCATTCTGTATAACGTTTGTTGACCTTTATCGATATAACCTTGTCTAACGAATTTAGCACCACCAATAATCGCTTTAGCAGGAGTAGTCCAACCTTCATTTTTAGCAAAAGTCATAGCATAGTTAGGGTTATTGTCATAAGCACCAATACCAAAGTAGTTATAAGCACCATATACACCACTAGCAAAGTTAGAGCGACCATAACCACTTTCTAAGAATGCGTGTGAGATTAAGTAAATTTCATTTACATTGTATTTTTTACAACCATCAGATACTGCTTGTCCTTGACCTGATAGTGTTCCTTTACCTTTAAGAATAGAGTTAAGTTTTGATACTGAAATACCTTGATACTTACCTAAGTTAAGCATTTGGTACTTTTGGCTTGAACTTTTCCATATTTCTAAACTGTTCATTGCTTTTAATGTGTCAGAACGACTAGCATTGTACCAACCAGAACCATAGTTGATTTGTGGCCATTTTGTCATTTGAATATTAACTGCTTGATTAAATGTGTAATTACTATAAACGACAATAACTTTAGGTTTACTAGAAACTTTAGACGTTGTTGATGTAGACTTAGAAGTTGATGGTTTACTTGTGCTACTTGAAGAAGTAGAACTTGATGATTTCTGTTTCTTATCAACTTTAATATCAATCTTAGTTGTCTTACCACTTTTTATATTTTTAAGTAGTTTATCTTTATTTGTATATAAATTGAGTAAAGATTGCTCTACTTTATCAAGTACCTTTGAAGAAGGTTTTCCGTCAATTAAAGGATCAAAGTTACCGTGTTCCATAACAGTACGCCATAAGTCGTCAGATACTTTTAAAGATGATCGTTTAAGTGGAATGTAATACCCTTGTAGTTGCCCAACACCAAATATGATTGCATGTAGTTCGTTAAGTAAGAAATCTGTTTTCGTATCGCTGTAATCTCCACATACTTCAATTACAATGTAATCAGGTTCACTAGGCACTTTGACATCTGTATATCGTGGTTGCCAAATATGGTGACGGTCAATGTAGAAATGTGGATATTCAGAATTAGAAATATATTTGTTTCTGTCATAATACATCTGTTGTACAGAACACATTGTTCCAGCGTTCTTGACTGCTAAGCCTTTAGGTTTGTGATTTCTTACTTCGCCATCAGCAATTCTATGCGGTATAAATCTAGGATAATCAACTTTCTCATCATCTTCTGCAGTTACTGTAATAACTTTTTGTTCTTTAAGTGGCTCTTTTTTAGTTTCTGAGGTTGGTTTGTCTGAAGAAGTATCGCCTTTATCTTTACTAGGTGTTGTATCTTTAGGTGGCGTTTCAGTTTTAGGTTCTTCTTTATAAGGTGGTCTGATGAAATAAAGATTACCACCCATACCACTGTAACTATGTTTAACATATGCAGCTTTACTACCGTACCAGTGGTTAGCCCCATACCAGTTCTGATCAATTGACGTAAATGTATTAGTATCACTAGGACCAACTACAATCGCTGTATGTCCGTAAGCACCATATGTCCAACACACAACGTCACCCGGCTTCGGCACAAAACTAGGTGTATTCGCATATATCTTCCATGTACTATTTGGATATTGGTCACGTCGTGCCATTGCATCAGCGTTTCCATATGTTCTAAATCCCCAATATCTGTCAAAGATATAGTTAGGTAAATCCCAACATTGGAACCCCAGACGTTTATCCACATCGACACCTAATTTGTTATCAGCTAACCATTTAGCCCATGCTACTACCTGCTTGGCTGTCGGTTTGCCAGATGAAGGTAAAATTGCCATTTATCCACCTTCCTTTTTGCATAATAAAAAGTCGACGTGTAAACGCCGACTATTTTCTCATCTTGATATTTATTTCTGATGTTTCATTATCCTCGAGTTCTTTATTATATTTTGTTGTCATTTCTTCTTTTATTTCAGTGGTAATTGAAGGTGGTTGACTTCCTTCATTTTTTATAACTGCTAATCTTTCAGCTAATTGTTTAGGTACTAGTACGCCCATAGCAGCACAATTCTCAACTACAGATAAAGCCTCATTTGCGATATAAAATAAGATTGTAACCATAATTAGTCCACCGTTTAAAGCTAGTATCTGATCTATTACGTTAGATACAACAATTATGACGAAAATAAGTATCTTTCTTCCATAACCAAACAGTCCTTTTCTTGACCATAATCTTCTATCTTTAATAGCTTTAGCTGTTCCTGTTAATATGTCTAAGACCATTAACAAAATCAATACATAAAGCATTTTTAAATCTCCGGCATAAAAGAAGGTTTTAAATTCTTCGGACTGAATAATTTTGACTTTTACATCTTCCAACTATTTAGCACCTTCTTTCTATTAAGTTTCAGTAACATCTGCAATCATTTCACCTACGTTTATATTATTTGTTGCATCGTACCAAATTCCCCAACCTGCTGTATTGCCCATCTTATTGCGTGAATAAAATACATGACGATTGAATGGGAAGAATAACACTTTCTTATAACTACTACTTCTTGCCATAACAAGTAAATAACCGCTTTGATTATTTGGATCGGGTGAATTAACTGGGTTGTAGGCATAATAAAAACCTGACGCGTCAATACCACTCATAGTATAGAGGTCAGGGTTATCAATTCTAGGAATATATCCGTTGTCATCAGTAAATGTGAAACGTTGTAATTGTGCATTAGCAAGTGCTTCGTCGACCTTTTCTTTAATTATTACGTCAAAATCAGGCAATTCAACTGATTGATTTCCGGTAACATCCCCTACATTTGCTTTACCATTTAGTTGTGTAGTGAGTTGTTCGTTAGTTGGATAATTTGCAAGTAACGTATTTAACTCATCTTCAGTAACAAAATTTTCTGTACCATTTTCCAATTCACTAAGCGTTTGCAACATTTTGTCGTCAATTGAGTTTAGTCGGTCTATAAGGTCTTTTTGTGTATTGTTGGCAAATGCATTCATCTCATTCTTCATATCATTAACTTGTTTAATGAAAGTATTTTTCTGTGCATTTACAAACGCAGTAAAATCAGCTTGTGCTGTCTCGATATCGCTAAAGTTTTGAGATACATTTTCAATTTTCTTTTTGAAGTTATCAATTAAATCGTCAATTTCACGAATATAACTGATTTTGATATCGGCATCAATTTGATTAATCAATGCATCTTTCACATAGAAACGGAATTCGTTTAACACAACCGTGTCTTTACGTCCAACAGCTTTGATGTAGATTTGACCTGTGACATAAGTGTCTGTTGCAGCTTTTAAAAAGTCGTTATCTAAAGTAAGTTGAATGATACCTTGCATTGGATTAACATAATCAACTTGAACACGTCCAGTTGACGATCCATTATCAGATACAAAGTAAGCATAAATATCAGTATTTACTTTACTGATTTCTAATGGATAATCTTGTTTTCTTACTTGAAACGTTAAAACTGCTGTATTGATATCCATGTTATAAAAAGCGATATTCTCGTCAGTAATAGGCTTCAAACGTGGCTCATCAACAACTGTGATTTTCGCTTCTTTTTTTAAACCATCCATTTAAAAACCTCCTTATTTTTTAGTGATAATCTTATTACGAACATCAAATGGTGCTGGTTTATTTGGATAAATTTGTTTGAATGTTTGCTCTTTTTGGTTGCCATATCCTGTTGAAGTAAACATTTGAACAGCATTATGAGAATGACTAGGTGTGAATTTAACATTAAGTACCATATTCAATACTTTTGCATATCCTTCTTTTCTCATTACGTCTACCACTGCCATAACTTCGTTTGTACGTTTAACATTGTCAGGTGTTGTTGTAGAAAATTGAACAGGTGCCACTGCATGTAACGGAATAGTATGAATGCCAGCCGGTAATTTATGTTCAATTTTAAATAATTGACGTCTTCTTGTTTTGCCATTACCACTAAATGGATTGTAGTTTTGTGCAATTCCCGGATTAACCCCGAATACTGTATCTTTAGATAACTGAACTGTGATTGATCCATTTAATTCAACAAAACCATTTGCAGTAACTTTAAAACGTTGTTGCGTCATCAACATACGTTGGTATCCATCTTTAGCGATAAGTGAGAATGGTTTAACGCCAGAATTGTTATAACGACTACTATATACAAACGATTTAACAATAGGTTCGTTTGCTGTTCTTCCGTTTTGACCATTATATAGGCTCGACAATCTTAAAAGAATATTTCCTAAGTAATATACGCTACGCCACATTTCTTCCGCGCCTCTAGGTTTACCAGCACGACCTTCATATACTTCAGGTAAGAATGATGTAATACCTTTCGTGATACCAACCCAATTTGAGAATGACGCTAATGTACTTGAACCCCAAGTAACATAATCACCGTAGTTTGACAATTCCATTAAAAGTTGTGTCATTTCGTTATTAGGTTGATTGGCAAATCTAGGGTAGAATAAGCAATAGTCACTAACTTGAGACACAATGTTGTGACAGTCCATGTGTGCTGTAATTTCGTCTAAACTTTCAACGAGTGTTTTCATATTTCTACTTTCACGTTCACTAAATACTTTAGAGCCTTTATAGTTCTTACCACTCGGACTTTTACCACTACCATTTTCCCAGTAGTAATCAAAATTACGGTTTAAATCGACATTATTTACATTTTCACGTTCTTGATTAGCAAAGCCCCATGGATTTACGATAGGAACCATGACAATACGCACGTTTTTACGTAAATAAGCGAGTTGTGGGTATTTTTCCCACTCGTTCACAACTAAGTTCATGAAACGACTCATAGCGTAAAACGCACTATACTCATTACCGTGAATACAACAAGTGACTAATACTGTTTTACTGTAATGTTCCGGCTCAAATGTATAACTATATACGTTGTATTTGTTTGATTGGTCTTTACCAATGTACTTTTTGAAACAATATTTATTATCGACAAACACGTCATAGAACGCTTTTAAGTTTTCAGTTGGATCATTACTTAATGGCGTTTCATTTACACCACGTTCAGCGCTTTTCATGTAAGGTGGATTAAATAAATATGCAGGATCATCAGTAACATTCATTAACTTATCTGTTTCTTCTTCAATGTATGCAAAATCGTGTCTTAAACGTTCAGAAAGTAATGAATGACTTTGACCGTCCATAGAAACACGACTATCTCGGACTTCTTGTTGACCATTTCCTAAATTACCTAATACTAAGTTTTTAACACGTTTATGTTGATAACGAAGTTCTTTATCAACTGTGGTACTAGGACCAGTAGGAAGTGTGTACTTAATTTGGTCGGCAGTATGTGCTTTTGTTTCATTTCGACTATGCTTATCTAATAATTTTTCGATATTTGTCAACATATCTCTTGTGGCAATAAAATTTAACTCATTTTCTCTAACAAAACGAGCGCCAAATATTGCATCTAAGTCGGTATATATCGTTTTTCTCATTTCAAACCTCCTACTTTAGTTTCAAGTTGCCATTAGCATCAATGACAATATCAGCACTACTTAAATTAACGACTGTTCCATCTTCTTTAGTTGCTTTTATATCTTTAGTAGCATTATCTTCTTGTTGGCGTTGTGTGGTTTTAATAGCTGCATTTGTTTTTGCAGTCGTTACTTTATATGTGTGAACAAAGCTATTTTGACCACCTAATTTCCCTACAGCTGCCGCTGCTTCACTTACACGCTTTTTATATCTATCTACACGTTTGAAATCACCTAACGTCACATCTTGTTTAACGATAATATTATCTTTATCCCTTACCGTTTTTACATCAACAATACGAACAAACTCATTAATACCTAAGATAGAATGATTAATCTTAACGATATCAGCTACTTTAGGAACAGCGTTGGGATAATGTTCGTTCAAAGCGATGAAGTCTAAACTGATTGATGTTTTAACTGAACTTTCAATTAATGATTGAAGTTTTTGATGCATTACTTCTTCATCTTTGATACGACCATCTTTAATCGGTGGTGCATCATAACGACCATAGTCTTTGATGCTAGGATGCTCAAATTTCATAACAAAGCCAGCTGCTGTACTACCTTCTTCTTCATCATAATCGCCATATCCAACTGCATAGGTATAAAGTTCACTACTATCTTCTTCAACTTTCATATTATTGGCGTTGATTTCATCATCTATATGATAACTAGCATTTTTATTTAAGAATGGTGTAAATACAAATGTATATGTTCCTTTTTTGTTATTAAATTCAATATCGAACTCTACATCGAAGTGACTACAAAACTTCTTAATCAAATCTTCTAAACTTTCACCTTCGCCAGCATTCTCGAATTGAGATGAACCAAGAGAACCATCTATTTTATACTTCAATCCTGTACCATCAAAAATCCGTTTGAGAAATTTATCAGCAGTGAAACTACCATCTATTGTGTCGTAAATACGAGTATGTTTAATGATATCTAACGGCTTATAACGACAAGAGACAGACACAAGTTGTTTCTTACCATGTGTCTGTCTGTCAATAATAAATACTACGTATTCTCTTTTATCTTTCGAACCTTGTACTCTTGAAATCGTCCATCTTTTTTGTAAACCTCTGACAATTTGATAATTAAACTCATCTTCAACAATTTCAAATTGTAAGACTATATCAGAACCAAGTTTAGATGTTTCGGTAGTAGACACGTACAATGGAATACTACGCCCACGTATTGGAGTAACTAATATTGGCATGTCTACACCTCACAAGTAATAAAATTTCAAGTCAAATGTTACTGATTTAACTTGCTGATTGAATTCAAAATTATTCCAACCCGGATAAAACTTTGGTTGTGCATTTGATGCTAAGTCGTTAATAGGAATACCATTTCTAAATGTTTGTACACCGTCATAGACAATCTTGTCGCCTTTTTTTAGGTTAGCACCTTCAATTGTCATAACATCACTATTACCTAGCGTAAATTGGAATATCTCTGTTGCTTTAACATTTTTCCCTAATACAACTGTTACTTTTTTAAATAAATTGAATTGATCATTAGGTACATTCCCGTGATAGTAGATTGAATTGTTGTATACATTAGTAAATGAATACTTACGACGTGTATCTTCTTCATCAAAAGGAATTAGCATATCATTGGACCATAATTCTCTGTCAGGTCGTTTCTCTAATTCCAATGATGTTCCGATACTTTCAGCAAAAGGTAATTCATCAGTTTCAAAATCTAATGAAAATTGAATTTTACGCCCTACTTCTTTAGGCTCAATGACACCGTTACAAATCACTTGATATTGTCTACCATTTACGTAGTGATTATTATTAAACGGCTCATGATTAAGTACTAAATTGTTATATTCATCTATATCTTGATAATCATCTTTAGTGGGTTGAATAAAACGATAATTAAGTGGTACAGTTCTTCTCAATTCTCTAATTAGTATTGGATCTTTACTTGTAGTTAAAGCATAAAACTCATCTCTTAATCTAGGGTTATCATTTAGTTTGGTCGAAATAACGTAACATTCAACTTTAATATTACGCTTACGATATTGTGTACTTAGTCTAATGCGCCCATTTGTATTTTCTTTTGTTTTGTAGTCTTTTTCTATTTCAATACTTTCGACAGTCACGCTTTCCACTTTGAAACCGAAGTCGTTCAAAGTATAACGTTGTCCGTCCTTTTTCTTAATTTCTATATCCATTGAACGACCTCCTTAGAATGAAAACATTGCATCTTCATTTGCAGTTTGACCATTAACAATTGCCGAAAGTGCTTCATTATTAACATCCATCTCTATACGTACTACACGTTGATTTGGAGATGAATTAACTTGATGTGTATGTTGCACTTGTGCATTTACAGAAGCAGTAGCATTTCTAAAATCACTTGTTATTTTAGGAATATTAAGTGATGAATTAAATCCAGAACTTACTCTTGATGCAATTGATGAAGCTAAGTCTATGACTTTACTACCTTCTGTATTCATTCCTAAATGCATACCTTCCATAGTGTAAGCACCAATATCTTTAAACACACGTGAAGGCGAATGAATACTTAATGCGCCTTTAACTGCACTTATTGCACTCTTAGCTACATTGACAGCCGAACTAATAACTTGGCTTGCTCCACTCATAATACCTCGAGCTAAACCAGCCATCATTTGCATTCCGGCACTAACAAATTGTCCTAAAAATCCTTTAATAGCAGCAACTGCACGTGACATACCACTTCTGACTTGGCCAATCACATTGACAAAACCGCTAATTACACCTGAAACAAATCTAGCCATTGCACCAATGATAGCTGAAACCCATTGAGCGCCGTGAGAAATAATGAATCCAAGTGCTTGAGCCATTTTAGAAGCGACTGTTTGAGCTACTCGACTAAACCAATTTGTCACACTTGACCAAATTTGACTAAGGTATTGTGTTGTAGACGACCAAATTTGAGACCAACTTGAAATGCTCGTTCCAAGTACAGAATTTAAACTAGCGAATATAAAATTAGAAATTTGAGAAAAAATTGACTGTACCGCACCCCAAATGGTATTTAACACATTTGTGAATGTATTTTGTAAAGTCTGTAGTGCGCCTGAAAAATCGCCAGTAATTAATTGAATGAAAGCAGTAAACAATCCAACAATAATTTGAATTACAGATGATACGATTGCACCAATTGCAGTGAAAATTACCGATACCGCAAGCCACAGTCCCTTAAACGCTTCTACTAGGAAATTAATCGCTTGTACAACCACAACACCTAGAATTTGATTAATAAAATCGCCAAATTGTTGGAAAATCGGAATTAATGGCTCAATTGTTTGCATGATATTATCGTACAATTGAATAAACCAATCTATAACGGACTGAATAGCACCGCCTATTGTTGTAGAAATCACGTCCCACGCATTTGTGAGTGCATTTCTAACACTTTCGTTGGTGTTCCATAGCCATACTAGAATTGCGATCACTGCTGCTACTGCACCAATGATTAATAAAATAGGAGCATCTAAAGCAAGGAATGCAGCACCTAATCCTTCAAGCGCAGTCATTAAACCACTACCAATTGCGGTTAAACCTTCAATAGCAGTACTTGCTCCGGTTAAAACTCTTACGAATTTACCAATAAAATCAATTGCGCCCATAATTGGTGGACCTAATGTCATAAAGATACCAGCTAACGTTACAATCAAGCCTAACATTATACCAATTGCAGGATGAGTAGCTGTTAATGACTCTACAAAATTAGTAATTGCAATTGCTACATCTAATACTGCAGCTGCAAATGGAGCCATAGCTGTAGCAACATTAATAATAATATTTGCAATATTACCTAGTAATTGAATAAGTTTAGGACCGTTTTCTTGAACGTATTCAATGAACTTTTTAAATCCATCACTTTGAGCAATCGTAGCACTCCATTCTTCAAATCTTTGTGCCATATCTGCTAAACCTTGTAACACAAGATGAGTGTTAGGAGCGAATGCTTTCATCAAGTTGAAAATACCTTTAAATGTTGAGCCGAATATCTGACCTATTAATGGCAAATTCTGTTTAGTATATTCAATAAAAGCCTTGATTGCATTTTGGCCTTCAACTGACTGCGCCCATTCATTAAACGCTTGCCCCATCTTCTTAAAGCCTTGTGATACCCACTCAGCTAATGGAGCAATTTGTGTAAGTACACTAACTAAACCACTACCAAATGAGCCTGCAGCATCTAACATATTGTTGAATATTCTTACTCCAGTTGTACCCATCATTTCAAAGAAACGTTGAGCTACTTGAGAATTTCTAGCCCAATCAAGCATCTTAGCACTAGCTTGTTCCATTCCTTGAGAAACACCGTTGATAAAAGGTGTAAGTCCAGATAATGCAACTTTAGCAGTATCAATAGCATTGGCTAATGTATTAAATATTTGTGCTTGATTTTGTTTGATGAGGTCTGACCAAGCGCTTTTTAAACTATCTAACGATGCAGTATAACGTTCTGTTTCTTTAGTAGCTTCTAAAGTACCGTTAGCTAACATAGTTAAAGCACTAATACCCATAGCACCAAATGCGACTACACCTGCACTAGCAACACCGAATGCGCCAGCTAAACCAGCAGCACCACCAGCTACTACGCTAATTGCATTTAATACTGCCATTAATACGGGTACTAAACTAGCAATTATTGGTACAAGTAAAGTAATATTGGAAATTAGAACACCTTGAACCATGTTTCCTAGCACTGTTCCTATTGTACGAATCTTAGTAGCTAATCTATCCCAAGATTTTGTTGATTCATCAATACCAGCGCTTAACGCTTTTAAGAAACCTTCTGCTTTATCACTATCAACTTCTAACCGAGTACGAACTTTATTTGGAATACTGCGCAACACCGTCTTAAAAGTAGTTACTTCCGCATTAGCTAATGCGGAATCTACTTGAATAGCAGTTTTAACCTTTCTACCATCAAGTCTATCCAACTCTTTTTTCGTCTTTTGAAATTTAGTAACAAATAATCTGTCGTTTAAATCAATTGCAGTTCGAACTGACTTACTATCTAAAAAATCTAAAGCTTTTTCTAGTTGGTTTATCTTAGTTTCTGCTTGTTTAGTATTCGCATCCACTTTAGGTTCAACATCCATATCGTCGATAAGCTCTAAATCTTTCTCAATCGCATCTATATCCATATCAAACTCATGTTTGTCAATATCTACATCAACTGTTGCTTTTTCATTTTCTAAACGGTCAATTTTAGCATTTATTTCATTAATTTCAGCATCAAATTTCGCTTTTTCTAAATCGATTTCAGGACTTGCCTCAGTTCCATCAATTTCATCTAATTGACGAATAACTTCGTCTTTTTTAATTTCTAAATCAATAATATCTGCATCAATTTCTGAAGTTGAACGCTTTCCATCTAGTTCATTTAATGCTTTTTCAGCTTCTTCGACCTTAGAAATAAGATTTTTATCACTAGCTTTTAATTCGATATCATCAATACTTTTAGCGACAGCATCATATCTTTTCAATAAATTAATAGCTTGATTTATTTCTTTTTTGAATCGCGAAGTATTAGCCACCAATTCATTACTGACAGTATATTCAGTGTTAGGCACTATTCCACCTCCTTATTCCTAGTTTCATTATTCATCTTAGCTATCGCTTGTAATAAACTATTTTCACTAGGTGATATTTCTTCTGTTTCTTTATGATATTCAATAGTTTTACCTGAAAGAATACGTTTATAGTTTTTCTCAAAATCAATAATGTCATTAGCAGTTTGGTATCTATAAACCTCTTTCGGTTTCTTTTCTGTACCAACATTTTTAGTAGTAGCAGCATCTCTTATTGCAAAAGCGAGTTTATACCTTTCGAATTCTTCTCTTAAAACGTCTAGTTCTAAAGCCCACATGCGATAATTAAATTCACGTAGTGTTAAATTATCAATCTCTTCTAAGCTAGTCATTTTCAAATCTGACATGCAGGCTAAAACTATACGATCATAAGTGACTAAATCTCTTTCGCTTCTAGTGCTTTGCTGTTGTTGATAACGTCTTGGGTTAGAACATTCTTTCCCATATCCTCAAGAACGATTTCTCCGAATTTTTTTAGTGAACCATGTTCTTTAATTAAATCAACTAGGATACCCTCTAATTCTTCATCATTTTTAGGTGAATGTTGTTGGCCACGAGTAGTCGCTTTAATAATTTTGGCAATTGCAATCGCATTACCTGATTCTAATTTAGGTACTAATTTCTCTAAACCTTCACCAAGTTCTACACGGTCTTGAACTTTAAATCCTAACGCTTTATCAATAGCATCTAATTGACCTATACCAAAACGCATTTCTAAATCTTTTTTACCATTCTTAATTGTAATCATATATTTTCCACCTCATTAATTTTTTGAAATAAAAAAGAGCAGGCTATTCACCTACTCTATAAATTGATTTACTTATCAGATGTTGAAGTTGACGTTGATGTAGTGCTAGATGAACTACTTACTTTTGGTTGAGGAATACTTTCCAGGTTTTCAGTAGCAGGATCATCAGCAGTAGTGTTATGGAATTTGTAACCATTAGCATCTAATTTTTGTTCAACTTCATCAGGAATAGTTGCATAACCACGTTGGAAACGACCATTAACGCCGTATTCGAGTTCGTATTCATCTACTCCTCCAGTTTCACCTTTTAAAGTAAATTTATTAAATTTGCCTTGGAAATATTTAGCTTTGAATCTTCCAGCATTTTCGCCTGTACCTTCAATTTTACTTTCAATTTCCCACATCTCATAAGGAGTTTTATCAACTGTTGCATCCTCTACTTCATCAGCAAACGTATCTCCATAAGCCATTTTTGCAGTTGCTGTTGCTGTTGTAGATGTAGATCCTTCAGTTGAATAACTTCCATCCATTGTATCTTCTGTATCAGTATCTGTTTCATGACTTAACTCAAATTCAGTCATCCACATCATACGAGTTGCATCAACTGCTTCTCCTAGCTTTCTAAAAAGATACAATCTGAATTTACTATCTTTTTTATCCATCACTTTACCTCCAATTAATAAGATTTATATTCAGCTTTCAAAGAAGTATGCAACAAACTCTTATTACCTTCTTCTTTGTTAATAAGTGTATTTGTATGAATCGTATCAATTGATACATGGTAATTACCTAAATCGCTAATATCACTTAATATTTGATCAGCATAATAAATTAATTCATCATGCTTACCAACATCATTAGCGTCAGACCATATATCAACATCTACGATTAATCCACCACCAAAAGAATTAAGGGTATAATGAAATTTATCTGCATTACCTTTTGAAACCACAAAAAAAGGATATGTGATAGATTGGCCAAGTTTTGTTGAATCAATGACTTCTATTCCATATCCTTGTAACTTTTTAAATACTTCATTGTATAACAATTGTTGTGGTGTTCTATTACTCATAAACTAACCTCTATCCGTTGAGCAATCGTTTTAAATCATTGTATTGATTTTGAGTTAAAACTTCATATGTTGGAAACATGAAAGGCTCTTTATTCATGTGACGCGTACCGAATTCTAAATAGCCACTGTAATAAGCATTAGATATTACTCTATGATGCAATTTACCAACTTTTTGATACTCAATTTGTCGCCATAAATTACCTGTCCAGTAACCTTTAATCATCACTTCTTTAGCTTTCTTTTGAGCAATTCCTACGCCTTCTTTTGCATTCATTTCAAGAATAAAATCAATATCATCATCTATATTGTCATGCATAGCTCTCATGTGTTTAATCAGTCTATCTAGACCTTTAGTTTCCACTTAATAACTCCTCATGAAGATAAATTGATGTTTTATGTCGATATACTCTTACATCTGCTACTCGATATCGTAGGCCTCTCAATATTGCATGAGTTGGAATGATATCCAATTCATGATTAAAGCGAACAACAGTAATATCTTTATAGGCTTCACCAAATTCAGCAAGCACTCTTTCCCTAGACAAAGCGCTACTGTTACATGGAATATTTGGTAGTATTTTTTCAACACTTTCCTTCTTCTCAGTAACAGGATTATATTTAGCCACTTTTTGAACGATTAGATCAACTCTATCTTCAAATCTCAATAGAATTTGATACTTCCTTCGCGTTCAATTGTTTCTACAGGGAAAAGTCTGTCAATTATTGGTAAATACTCATCAAAGTCCTTAGGTTCATAAGTGCTAGAACGTCCATCTTGTGATTCGCTAGACATTCCTTCAGCACCTATGCGATTGTATCGTTTTAAAGTAACTTCAATAACGATAAATTCTAAACCTTCAGGTACATCTTCACGCATACCTATTGGTAATCTTGAAAGTAACTCTGCAGTTACATTTTCGATAATTACTTTGAGTTGCTCATCTTGTTTATTATCTTTCAAACCAATACGAGATTTAACTTTAGTTAAGTAATCCATAGTTTCACCTTCTTAATGATTAATAGATTATGCAGTAGCAGTAGTTGTTGTAGGTGGTGTAATAGTTACTTTAACAACTGCATCAATATTTTCTGGGAACATTGAAATAGCATGCATTAATACTGTTTCACTTGTTAAACGACTTGAATCCATATCGTGTAACACACCAACAAAGCCTGTTTGATCAACACTGAATGGGAATGCTAATGATAAATCACCATTAGGATTTGCATAAGCTACGTTTAAGTTTTCTGCAACAGTGAACCATACTTCTCCTTCTGGAACATCAGAGAACTCAATAACTTTTGCGCCTACATAACGAGTAAGTAAATTCAAACCGAATTCAGAACCGTCAGAGTTGATTAAACCTTCTGCTAAGTGTCCAGCAACATCATTAGGATTAACTAAAGCGATAGGTGTGATTTCTGTATCTAATAAAACAGATAAGTTTGCACGACCTTTAGCTAAAGCGCCCTGTAAATTAGGTGCATCTAATTTAGCTTTGTTTGTACGTGATTTGTTCGTTAACGCAGCTTTTAACATATTGAAGAAATCTGTACGGAATTGTTTTTGAACATAACGTAACATCTCATCATCTGTACGGTTTACTGCAGTGCTAAATCCGTGTGCTTGAATTGATTCTGCAGTAGTTGCTTTACGGAATTTTTTGAATGTCAATTCTGTGATGTCTACTAATTCACGTTCAACTTTAGTTAACGGAATAACGTCACCTTCAGCAACAATTCCATCTTGGTTACCTTCAGGATTTACTGAAAAACGATATTGTTTTAATGCTGTACCAACATTCATTGGTAATTTATTCGTAATGTTTAATGCTTCAAATAGTTTATTTAAGCTTTCTCCTAAGCGATTAACAAAGTCGATTGACTTAGCTTCGCCCAAAGCTTGTACATCAATTTGATTTGGTTGTGGTGCCATTTAAAAAACCTCCATTTATTTAAATAAGTGTCGATTCTGAGCAATAGCCATTTGTCGTTCATCAGAATCTTTAATATTCATAATGTCTTCTCTAGTCATACCACCAGATTTGACGTTTTTAGGAGCGCCATTTCTGAGCGACTCTTTCACTTGTTCTTTAACAATGTTGTTAATTACATTAGTGAGTGCATCAATATTTTTTTGAGTGCTTTCTGCTTCAGTCGTTACAACAATGTCTAGAAGATCATCTGTAGCTGTAATGTTTTTCTCACTAAACATTGAACGTGCTTCGTTTCTCATAGAATTCATTGCTTCTCTTTGACGAAGTTCTTCGTTCTCTTTGCGAAGTTTTTCCATTTCGTATTCGTTTTTTTGGTCTTTGTTCATTTTAGCGAGTTTTTCAGCTTCTTTAGCTTTTTCGTCAGCTTTTTTCTGTTCACGAGCAACTCGCTCTTTAATCAATTGATTAACTTCTTCTTGCGTAAATGTTTTTTCAGTCTTATCTGACTGCTCTTGTTTATTGTTAGAAGTATCATCTTGATTACTTTGGTTTTGCTCGTTTACATTTGTTTCTTGCGTTTCAGTAACGTTACTTTCTTGTGCCATGAGATATACCTCCGTTTATAGTCTGTCGACTGTTTATTCCATACATGCTTTTAACGTCTTCAGCACGTTTTGGACATAAAAAATAGCCATCACACGAATGTGATAGCTTTATCGTTTCTGTATTGCTTGTTCAATTACTTTAATTTTTTCATAATCTGTCATTTCATCTTTTAAAATATCTTCTGGTGTATCGCCGTAGACTTGCATATATTCATCAGTTACGTCATCTAATTTTTGTTCATATTCTTCTCTAGTCAATTACAATTTTACCTCCTGAATATTTTCCTTTACGTTCTGCAAAGAACTTATCACGCCAACTACCAACACGTGGAGCAGTTGAACATCTACAATGTGGATGTATAGGCGCAGCATTGACACCAGGAACCATATTCTTTACTTTGAATACCTTACCGTTCAACTCATTACAAACTGGACAAACCTTTGTTTTTTCATCGTCTTTCAACTTGCTTAAATCTAGGTTTTCCTCATAAAATCCCGGTTTTGGTAATTCACTTTTAGATGCTAAGAACTCATACTCACCATCTTCACCAAGTGTTTTTAAATAAGATAGTCGTTGTGCTTCTGATTGCGCTCTAGCTGACTCAGTGGTTAGTAAACGTTTAGCATTGTATGTCGTTTGGCCAGTTTTTTTCTTAAATTCTGCTACATACTCATTAGGATGTCGGCCACGTACAACTACATTCGTTGTGATGCGTTCTACTTCTTCTCTTACTAAATCCATATCATCCCATAAACGTTCTGACCAAGTGACCTTGTGAAACTTACTATTAGCAATAGATTCTGCTTTTTCTTCGGTAATTCTAAGGTCTACGCCTAATATTCCTGCCTGTTCTTTCACTTCACGGTTAATTGAATCAACTAATCCACTTTCGATTGCCTTTTCTACTTCTGCAGTTGATGATTTAACTATCAAATCTAGATTTTCTTTTAGTAACTTCTCACGAGAAATCTTCATTTTGACATTATATTTCTTTAATTCTTTGTTCGCTTTCTCACTAAAGTCTTTATTTTTAACATATTCTTTTGCCTTAGATTTAAACGCTACAACATCAAATGCATCTACAACTTTCTTTGCTTCGGCAACAGATAAACCTTCTGAAGTAGCAAACTTAGCATAAAAAGCAAATATCTCTTTTGCTATTTCTGCATACATCAAAGTAATAATACGATTAATCTCTGCTGCAGTTTTAGCATCTTCAACTACATTTTGCTCCATAACAAGCTGAGCGCGTTCTATCCAATACTGAGGATCATATTGTTCTGCCATTACCTTCATCTACCTTTTCAGATGAATTGAAAGCATCTTGATAACTGTTCGCATCAGATTCGTCTCTTTCTTGCTGACGTTCTTCCTTCATTTTTTCCATTTCTTCATGTGGATCATCAATAATATCTAGAACTGATAAACGTGTTTGTTCTGATACACCACCGCTTAAAGCGTTAAATGCTTCGATTGATTCCATTAATGACTTAGGTAAATTAGGAGAGAACTTGATTGTAATCTCTTTATATGAATGTTGCGATAAATTTTCGATATTAATGTTATTGAATAGCAACTTATAGCGTTTCATTAAACCTTTTTTAAACAATCGTTCTTTGATTGCTCGCATTTGCTCAAGTCCGAATAGCTTATATTTCATTGCTTCTCCACTTTGAACACCACTAAAATTTTCATCACTTAAATCAGGTGTATTCGTAAATTTATGAATATCTCGCTCTAATCGGCTTTTATATGCTTCTGTTCCGGCCACATCATATTGTTTATAGATGTATTTCACATCTGCAGTACCTTCACTACCGTTGGCAGTGATGCCAGGTTTAATATGAACCATATTCGCATCTTTAAATGCCTTGGCATCTTCACTATCTAATTCAGTGTTACCAATAATAGCTAACATAGCATCATTTAAGTCTGTCATGTAGTTAGCTGTATCTGATTCTGCAGCATCATAAGCATCTATCAATGAAATCACATTCTCAAAGTCGCCTTGCTTAAATTGGTCGTTTAGATACTCAATGATAGGAACATCATTATAATAATGCTCAACTATGTCAATAGATTCGAATTGGCTACCTTTCATCTTGATGTAGTAAATATCTTCTTCCGTGTAGACTTCAACAAAATCTGTAGGTACTTTATCAACATCTTGTTTTGTGTAGTATCTGACACCAGCAAGCACTTTTTTATCTAGCGATTCATCATACACAACAAATGTATTCTTTGGATCAAGTAGCTTAAATGTATCTTTATCTTCTAAATCACGATACACAATTTCATAAGCACGGCCATAAATTGAGAGATTTAATGCTAAATCGCTATTTACTGCATCTGCATCATTCAAATCGTTTAATTCGACTATCTTATCATTGGTATTTTCATCTTTATGGAGAATCGTAATAGGATTACCAGTAAGATACCCAACAATGAAACGTGATACATATTTAGCGAAGTTATGAACAATTCTATGGTCTGACTTTTCATCATCTAAACGACGTTTTCCAACTAAAATATCAGTATTTCTGTTTAAGTAATAATCTTCTAATGTTTCTAAACGTGGCAATTGAAGTGTTTTATGGTTATTAATTAACTCTCTTAACTTTTCTTCAGTTAAAAGTTCTTCAATATCACTAACTAAAAAATCGTCATTTGCTTCTTTCACAAATGTATTGTAGCTGTATAAATCCGTTAGCTTTTTAACCATTTATCCTCTCACCATGCCTTTCATTTGTCTTAATTTTCTAACACTTGTCTTCTCTTTAGGTTTGAATATTAAATCAGATAGTGAATATCTAAGTGCATCCATCAAGTGGTTATTAGCATCTATAGGTTTATTCAACCAGTTACCTTCATTATCTTGGTCGAAGGTATATGTGTTTAATTCTTCAATCGTACTTATACAATTGGGATGTATGTACATCTTGAAACCTTGAACATATTGAATACCCGGCATAATCGAATGCGGTCCTTTTGTTGCAGGTGTAATCTTTTTAATACCTTTTAACTTCAATTCTGCAATCATTCGCATATCACCTTCTGATTTAATTTCCGCTGTCTTTAAGTCTTTATCAACAATCATGTTGTAGATATCATCTGTGAGCATACCTTTTTCATAATGCTCGTCATATATCCATAACTCTTTATTAGGTAAATCTACAACTGCACTAATTAATGCAGTAGGATCATTTGTGAAACCATAGTCAATACCGTGAACTTTTAATTGAGTTGCTTTATACTTTTCAAACCAATCAAATTCTTTTACTTCAAAGTTTGTATAAACAAGTCCTTCAGCTACGCCCCATTCACCATCACATACAATTCTTGCACGTCTAGGGTTTGTACGATACAAGTCCTCATAACGTGCAATATCGACATCATCAAGCCATTCATTCACTCGAAATGTTGTCGTGTATGAAAATGTATTGTTTAATCGTGTATCTTCATCAAAGAATGTAGGTTTAAGCCAATGACGTTCACTCCAAGGGTTGAATGTAACTGTAATTTGCTTAAAGAAGTTAGGACTGTCAACACTACCACGAATAGATTCAACAACGGTACTAAATTTATCAAACGTTTCTATCTGATAGGCTTCTTCAAACCATGCCCAACATAATATCCCAGTATCAACTGTTATTGATGTAATCTTCAAAGGATCGTCTAAACCACGAAACAATATCTTTTGGCCAGTTGGTTTATAAGTTATCTCTGGTAAACTCTCATTAAACTTAAATAAATGGGTTACACCTAACTGGTTTGTAGCCCACTTTAAATCTGTATATGTTGATTGTTTATTTGTATTACTGAAACGTCTGACTACAAGCAAATTAGCCCACTCATATTCCATTAGTCTGTATATAAAGTTGAATGCAGTTGTCTTTGATTTCTTGCTACCACGACTACCTTTTACTACTCTATAAAAGTTTTTGTTGTGCCAGAACTCGTTGTACCCGCCACCGATTGTTTTAGCGATACTTACTTTACTGTCAGTCATCGGCTGGCACATCGTTTATAAAGGTTGGTGTGATAACTTCCGCCTCAACTTTGTCAGTCCACATACGATAACGTTTGCCTAATAACTCTGCTGCTTTCGTTCTAGCGTTAGTGTCAGAACGTTTTTCTAGTTCTTCTACTTCCATTTCACCACGACCTACTTGAATTGGTATAAGTTCTTGGTCTGTAATCTCACCACGAATGACGGAAGTAAGATATCGAAGTATCTCATCTTGGTCTGCAATTGCTTCTTTTTTGAGTTCTTCCATTCGCTTATCAATTGCTGATTTTATTCCGACATTTTCCAACAATTTATGACTTCTAGCTTTAGCGTACTTTTCGCTATATCCAGCCTTAATTGCCGATTGATAAGCATTTCCACTTTTAATATATTCATCTACAAACGTTTGTTGTTTAACATTTAATTCGTTCATCTCATATATCACCAACTCTCACGTTAATAACTTTATTTATTTTTATACAACAAAAACCTACCCAAGTGTTCTCTCGGATAGGTTTAAAGAAAGGAGTATGTTTATGAATCATTTAGCAAAAGAATTAACCAACTCATTGTAAGTACCTGATTAACTTACACTATCATAATAACGCCTTTTTAAGTGGACTTACATACGTCAAAAGTTCTCTACACATAACCAATGTAATCTGCTAACTTCTCAATCATTGCATTTCTTCTTCTCAATATACTTGTTTTATTCGTACCGAAGTAATCAGCCAAATCTTCCCAGTGATAACAACCGATAGGACATTCCCAGTAGCGCTTGTTAATTAAGTCCAAAGTATCCTCGTCTGCCTCACTCACTAATCTATCAACGCCATTAACAATATTACTAAGCGTTACATAACGTTTGTCACTTAGCTTCTTAATCGTTTCACGTTCAATAGGGTTGCCGGGTAGATTGCTCTTACCTGCGCCTACATTCTCTGGTTCATGATTTTCCAGTAATTCATATTCGCACACTTTCAACTCTTTGCGATAACGTTCTATATGCTGAATGTATTCTTCTAACTTTTTAATATCGTGGCGTTCAATCGTTATCACTTACGTTCTTCCCCCTTACTCTTTATACATATCCATACTAGGTATACAATAGGTATTAATACTATCCACCAAGTCATTCAACCACCTCTAAATTAGGTTTGTGTTGTAATACTTTCCCACCCAAAATACGCGCATCTTCTTTAGCTGATCCTAAATTTTTATACGATAAAGCTTCAAATACATTATCAGTTATAATATATGTGTCTCTATAAGAATTTATATGTTTTTTTGCTAAATATACTTCGTCTTTTAACTCAACCACGTATTTTCCTAAGCTGCGTTTATTATCTTTATCTTCCATTTCAACTGACTTTCTTTGTATGTGCGTCCTATCATCTATCAAGTCTGTCTTTCGATTGTTACGCAATTGATTATTTATCCGTGTATTCTCATTCCACGTTTTTATCATGATGTCATAATATCTTTTCGCTTTCTGTTCTGCCCTTACCCATTTATAAGTTGATATTGCCCACAGTATAGATAAAATAGCTACCGCAATTAACAAAGACCATTCCATCATTCACTCACTCCGTTCAAATCTGCTTGGTCTCCATCCGAAGCAAAGTCTTTAGGCGCATCAATTTCATCGTTAGATGTATATTTAATTAATAATTGTTCAGTCACATACTTCCCTAACTCATACATAGCGATTAAGAACAAATCTTTAATTATGTGTTTAATCATTACTACGCACCTCACTTTTAAAATTAATATCTTTTACAGTGATACTATTATGATCTTCTAATAAGTAATAATAACTAGATAAGAAATCTGCTATAACTATAGGATGCTTAACAGCCATTCCTTGTTGAGTATTAATTCCGGACAATTTTAAAAAATACACGTCGCTATAATTGATTACTGAACAATCACCGACAATCAAGGTGTCATCTTCTATTTCAAACTCAATGCCTTTGCTAATTAATTCTGAAGTTATTATTTTGAAATCACTCATTCCGTTCACTCCTTTATTCAGGTAAAATTTTATAAATTATTAATAATGTAAATATTATTAAAGCATCGACCCAATCGCGTGTGAGTAATAAACATATTGCAAAAATTGCTGTAAAACCAAATATGATAGAAGCGAAAATGAATAATAAAGATAATATTGTTGAAATTACGTCTTTCACTTCCCCAGCACCTCTTTTACTATTCTACTTTTTGCCAATCACTATATATTTGTTCAAACTCATTCTTTGTAATGCTTCTTAGGTAACCATATTTATTAGCTACACCTAAACTCGGAATGATTAAAAAGTCGTATTTATCACATAATGATGTTTGATTAGGTGCACAAGGATATTCGATTAATTTTTTACCACTCACTGATGTATATCTAAGAATATGAAATCCTCTTTTTCTTAAATAGCTTTCAATCTCATAATAATGTTCGTCTGTGCCGTCCCACTGAATAAATTCTTTCTGTTCTACAATTGTCCTTGCTAATTTAATTCGACCTTCCATATTATCTACTCCTCGTTACTCCGTTTTACTTCTCGTTACTTCTCACTACTCTTTGCGAAGTATTCTTTTAATTTCTGCTACTATGTCCTTAGTATCCTGTTGATCCAAACCCGTCTGTCCCTCTTTCTGACACATGACTAAACTCCTCTACTTCTTTTAACTCTGGTGTCCAAATAGGTACGATAACGAGTTGTGCGAGTTTGTCGCCTTTTTTAATGACATAACTTGTGTTTCTTGGTTTAAAAATATCTAGCGGATTAGAGCTTTGCTCTTCAATTGGTTCGTTAAAGCTTCCGTCATCGATTATTTCATTTTTTATATCTTTATAGATAAATTCATCTGCATCTACTACTTCAATATCATTCTTAATATTAATCTTCATATTACCTTGAAAACCTGCATCAATCTTGCCTGTTTCAATCACTAAATGTGTTTTACTACTTACACCACTTCTAGACGTTAATAGCCCTACATACCCCTCTGGAATGTTCACAGCGATGTCCGTTCTAATCGTTGCTTTCTCTTGTGGCTCAAGTATTACTGTTTCTGCTGCGAAGATGTCATAGCCTGCATCTAACCGACCACGTTCTGGTGTAGTTGCGTCTTTTGATAACTTTTTGAATTCTAATGTGTTTGTCATTTATTGTTCCTCCTTAGTAGGTATATCCCATTGTTTTTGCATTCTCTTTACTTCATCAGTAACTTTATCCAACACTTTTTGTTCACGTTTTTTATCTAACTCACTAGCGTTAGGACGTTGAATATAATATTGCAAAGCATGTTTGATGATTTGTTGCTCTCTATATTCGTTACTCATCGCTACTACGCTCCAAATCGTTCATTTTAGTTTTTATAACTTTAAATGCAGTTGATAAGTTTTCAAAGTATTCAAATTGTTGTGGACTTTGTGCATAATCTTTTCTATCACTAAAGGCCTCATTTCTGTCTAATACGTATTCCTTTAACTTATCCCACGCCTCTGCCTTTCTTTTAGCATCTTGCCATTGTTCAAAATAAGTATCTGACTGTAACCACAACGTTTCTATATCTTCCAACAGTTCGTCATAATTTTCTTGTGATAACTTAACTTCCGCCATTTCCTATCCCTCATTCCATTTAGAATTCTCTTTCAATAGCCCTGCGTCCCTTAGATCATCATTCAAACTACGTGTCCCGTCCTCGTACCACACATTAGCAAGATACCTACCGAATACATCACTCTTGTAGGTCTGCACGTAGATGTCTTTATGTTTGACACATCTCCTAGTAAACGCTGTTGCCTCTTTAAACTTATCTTGTCCTCTTTCTGGCGTATCGACACCTAGCAAACGTACACGACGTTTAGCGTAGGTATCAAAGTCATAATCGAGTAATATATCCAAAGTGTCCCCGTCAACAACATTGGTGCATGTTGCTTTATAGGTGTAGAGATTGTTGATGTCCAATTAGTTATCCTCCAATAACTCTGGAGTTTCGTAGATATTGCCTAATATTCTAAATACGCAATCACCATCTGACATGTACATTTGAGGTATAATTCCTAGATACGTATTTTCGTGAACTGTGACGTCAAATGTTCCTTGTCTGTAAACTACAACGCCAGTATATATTTTATCTTTAGTAATTTTTGGCTCCTCATCTTTTATTAATACTTTGACGATATCCCCCTCATAAATCTCATCACCAGTGATGTCTTTTAAGCCTGTTGATTGCATAGCGTCATAGAAAAATATAGGTTGTGCAAACTGACCTGTTGGCTCAAAAATAGTTATTTCATCTTCGCCAAGTTCTTTTGTTAAATCTAATTCTTTCCAATTGAGCATTTTTTTATTATTTTTATCCCACACTCTAAATTTAGGTATCATCTCAAACACTCCCTGTTCCTTTTTATGTCACACTCACTAACTTTCATCGTCACCCTACTTCCAGCTACCTTAACCACAAACCCTTTGACACCTAACTCACGTAACTCATGCTGTATTTGTGTAGGTGTCTTGCCTTGTGTAGCATAGCGATAGCGTTGGTTAATTGTGTTGGATAATATCATGCGTTCAACTCCTCATATTCGTCTGCCCACACATACATTAGTCCATCACTTACACATCTACTGTTGCATCTTCTTGCAATATGTCGTCGGTCAACGAACAATACACTTTGTGCCTCTACCGTGCTTGCGAACTCCTCTACAATCTCGTTGTTGCTATCCACTAGGTAAAGTGGTTTAGAACGCCCTGTATTTCTACGATATAATCTATACTTGGCCATTGTAGAAGGGAATAGATTATCTGCTACAAGATTGTTGTATCTACTATCTCTAGGGTAAGCATGGTAACCTGTCTTTAAACCACCGATAAATGTCTCATACACAATATCTGCTGCACGATATTTACTGTTCTTATAAATCACTGTGATTACACCTTTACAACCATTACCGAACTTATACTTACCATTCGGCGTTTTCATTCTTCCTAAGTTGCTAACGTACAGATCATATTTATCACTGTATTTCCAAATCTCATCATCTACGATAACTTTTTCATTAAACTCTTGTTTCTTCTTAAATATAGGTAGCGTATCTGAAAAGAAACATTTCAACTTATCGTTATAGATGCCATGTTTACTTTGATACCATAGTGTATTGTGTGGAATACCCGTAATATTGTGTAGATGAGATAAGTCGGTTTTAGTTACTGTGTGAGTGAATGGCTCGTACATATACACCATAGTTAGTCCTCCGTTCGTCATTCCATTGATCTTTCATATA